ATTACAACACGGTCAAGGCGCTGGTGCAGGGCGAGATTAACACCTGGTTAGGTTTCACCTGGCACAAGACAACCAGAACGACAGTGGCAGTCAACATCCGGTCCTGCTACGCTTGGCACAGATGGGCGATGCAGCTTGCGATACAGAAAGAACCAACCGCCAGAGCGGACCAGAGACCTGACAAATGCTATGCTTGGCAGGTTTTCATGTCAATGAGCATAAGCGCGACCAGGCTCGAAGAGGAAAGAATCGTCCAGATACTCTGCGACGAAAGCTAATTACTAATTTAGTAGTTGGTAGCATTTAGTAGTAGTTAATTAACAGGAGGGATTAAATATGGGAACACAACAAGGATATTATAAAGACAAAGCGGATACCCCGACCATCGCCAACCGGCTGCCACAGGGGGTATTCGATGGTCGAGTGAAGGTCGCATACGACTATTTCACATTTGCCGGCGAGGCAGCGGGTGAAATTATTGAGATGTGCCCGGAGCTTCCCGTAGGCGCGAAGATAGTCGACGTGATCCTTGATTCAGCTGCTTTGGGAGGAACTGCCAAACTGAAAGTCGGGGATGCTGAAAGTAGCGATAGGTATATTGCAGCAACAGATCATTCGGCAGCAACAGTCACTCGCCTGAATCAGAACGCTGGCCGGATGTACGAGATAGTCGAGGCCACCAGGCAGATTTTGGTTGAGACAGACACAGACGTGGCAACCGGATTGGTAAAGATAATTATTCTTTACACGCACGATTAAGAGTTTGTAACAAACGAAAGAAAGCGGAAGAGGAGGGGCGTTCTCTCCTCTCCGTTAACCAAAGGGAGGGAGTAAAAAATGTTTAAGCGAATATTAGCAATAGCGTTTTGTGCATTGCTGATAACCGCCACTCCCTGTTGGAGTAATATCGAGGTACAGGATGACGGCACTCCCGTCGGGATAGTTAACTCGATAAACTTCGCAGGATCGACCACTACTATATCGCAGAGTGTTGCAACCGTAACACTTAATGATATGGACAGCGGAACGATAGACGGTGCGGTTATCGGAGGGGCTGACCCGGCGGCAGGTTCATTTACCACATTGTCGGCGGCTGACAGTATTACTTTGGACGGCGTAACAATTACGGGTTGGGGAGGCGTAGTAAGTCCGTGGACAGATGCGGGACTTACTACTACATTGAACGCAGCCGATACCGATTTCATCCTGACCCACGCAACTGGCGAGCTATTCTGCACGATTCTGGATACGGATAACATCACCGGAACGACCAACGATCAGACCATCGATCTTAGTGCTGACACCAAGGTAATTTTCGGGGATGCAGGCGATACTTTCACCATAGAGTTTGACGGAACGGACACCATTCTCCAATCGTCGGACAGAGCGATAGTTTTCTATTCCGACCAAGCCGATGGCGAGGTTCATTTCAAGACCGCTACTGATGTTAATGACTACCTCATCATTGACACTGATACCAACATAGTCCAAATCAAAACCGCCGCTGGCGGTGGCGATGGCGATTTGTCAATAACCGCGGATGGTGGAGAGATTGATTTCGACGATGAGAACTTGTCGACCTCAGGAACATTAGGCGCAGGCGCGACAACGGTAACATCACTTATTATTGGTGATGATACTCTTGCCAATGCAGCAGATAATACCTTTACGATGACCAGCAATGATGAGCATATGATTTTGAAAGTTATCTCTGGAGCCGGCGGTAAAGACGCATCATTGTTTCTTGTAGCTGATGCGGATGCTAATCCAGCGGATGACTGGGTACTTAAGTCCATAGCAGCCGACAATGATTTCCACATCATCAACGGTACAACTTTGAGACTTACTATGTCTGCTGCCGGAAATATCCTTACGACAGGCAGCATTCAGATACCCGATGATGTGAACCATATATTTGGTACGGATAGTGATTGGGCGATCCAATACGACGAAGCAATAGACAACCAGCTGCTTTTTGTTACAACGAACACGGCAGCGATCGCCACCACTGACCCGATGTTTGAGATACTCGTAGGCACCGTTCCAACGGCAGATCAACAGGTATTCGGCATAGCGAAAGGGACTCAAGCAGCCAATACCCCGTTGCTCACCCTTGATGAAGATGGGGATTTAACAATCGCCGGAACTTTCGCTCAAACAGGAACCAGTCAGTTTATACAGGACGATACTATTGACGGGGTAGTGGATGCGGCGCAGTTTATCCATTCAAGCAATGATGGTGACTCCACCAACAATGATGGCGTTGCTATTGCTTTCCATTTAATGAACGATGCCGATGTGACTGAGGAATTTGGCAGCATCGATGTAGTCGCAACCGACGTCTCAGATGGAGCCGAAGATGCGGACTTTGTGTTTTCGCAGTACACAGCAGGAACGATGGCTGAAACATTGAGGATAGTTGCTGCAAGCTCAGATACTGTATCCGACTATATGCAGTTTACGGCTAACACCACCGAGACCAATCTTCCTACTAATGTGCTGGTATTAAAAACAGCGACTGGAACGGCAGCAGACAACTATGGTATGAGCATCTCGTTCCAGCCAGAGGACGCTACTGGTTCTGCTGAGGTGGCAAGTTTGGATATAATTCAGACTACAGCAGCCAGAGCAACCAATGATACTGATTTTGTGTTTAGTCAAATGGTTGCTGGGGCGGTCACCGAAACATTAAGACTCGACGCCGACTCTGGCATGACTTATGCCAGCGCCGTAACCACACTGCCTTTGCTTTGGCTGGAGAACACAACTGATGACGCAACTTGTCCTATTATTCGTTTGGAGAACGACAGAGCGGCCGAAGCTGATGGCGATGATCTCGGGAGACTCAGCTTTTACGGAAGCGATGACGGAGATGCAGCGAGTGAGTTCGTTTACATACTTGCTGAGGCAGCAGACATTACCGCAACAGACGAAGCTGGCAAGCTAACAATAGGCGTAGAAATGGATGACGTTGCTACGTCAATGTTAGTTATAGCTGGCAATGTTGGCTCGGCTACTGGAGATATTGACTTCAACGCTGGCGAAGTTGATGTTGATTTTCGCATTAACACCTTAGACCAAGCCGACATATTTATGACGGACGGTGCAAGCAACGATGTAATGATTACCCGTGATCTGGCGGCAGCAAGTACCTCTGCGGCTTTATTGCAGATTCTTAATACAAACGTAGGAGATAGCCAGAGCGCATTGACTGTCATCCAGGACGCGACTACTGCAACAGCAGCGCTACCGGCAGTGTCAATACAGACCACCGGTGATACCGATCAGTCTACGCTGCTCATTAACGATGATAGTTCTACTGGCGGCACTGGGAAGGCATCATTGTTGGTTGACAGCGAGGCCACAGATACAGCTGCTTTGTATATTACCTCAGCGGTTGATGCTTCAGGGACAAGCCCAATATATGATGATTACGCAGTAGCTATTGCCTCTGAAGGCAAAGGCGGTGTATTGAAGCTTTACAGAAATGTGGATGCCGTTACCGAGCACCTTTTTCATGTGGAAGAAGTCCATATAGATTCAATAGCTCCGCTGGCGACTTTTTCAACTGCTGCGGATGCTTCTGCTGACGACACCGCTGTAACAATCGCGACATCAAGCGCTGCGTTTGACCAAAGAGCGCTATTTATCAACCATGACTGCACAGCAGGTGCAACAAAGGTACCGGCGGTTGAAATTGATTCTGAACAAACTACTGCCGCATCTTTGATAGTTCGCGGCGCGCAAACCATTGCCGGTACGGACATAAGGGAAGATGAAGCGGTATTGGCGGTTGTTGCCGAGGGAGTTGGCGGCATTGCGTATTTTCATCGCAACATAGCCACTACCACAAAAGCAGGTGTTACGATAGAGGAGCAGAGTGCTACTGGAACCAAAGAAGCTCTGTATGTAACAACTGCCCAAAATGCTACTGCCGATACTGCGATGGTTCACTTTGAGACAACTGATGGCGCACACGACCAAGCTGCATTGAAAGTGACGCAGGCGAATGCAGCATCTAATGCCATTGAGATCGTTTCGGGAGCATTAGCGATAGACGGAGATAGCATTACCTGCGATGGCGTATTGGTGATAAACGCTACCAGTGCCGTTGATTTCAGCGACGAGGACATTGACAATGTTGGAGACATCGAAGTCGACAGTATCACTTCTGCTGCAGCAACGGTAGTCAAAATCAACGACGGCCTGCAGGGGTTAGTTGATGAGATTACAGCTACGAGTGAAGGGGTAGCAGCTTCTCTGACGACAGTTATCACCGAGATAACCACCAACAGCGACTCCGACCTTGACATCGTAAACCTTGCCAACGGCGTGAGCGGACAGATCAAGATATTCGTGATTGTCGTGGAAGCTGCGGGAGGCGATAGCGTCAAGATCGTTCCAGCCACTTTCTTGGCAGGCACACAGATAACCTTTGATGGCACAGTCGGCGATGGCTGCATAATGATATACGCAGACAGCGAAGGCTGGATTGTTGTTGGTAACAATGGCGGGACGATAGGATAAATAACGACGCTCCTGCTTAATGATGAGGTGGGGGCAGGTTAAGAGCCTGCCCCTTTTTTAATATGGTAACAATATCAGACGTAAGCATATGCAATCAGGCGTTGATAGCCTTGGGCGGAACCACGATAACATCCTTGGAGGAAAGAACCAAGAACGCAAGGATTTGCAACGCCACATACGAACAAACGCGGAACAATGTCTTAACAGACCACATCTGGACCTTTGCCCAAAAACGAGCCGAACTCACCGATTTAGATGAGGAACCCGAATGGACTGACGACTTGATGACGGTGACATACGAGAAGCCTGATGATTGCCTGAAAATAAACTTTGTTAATATACAATCGGCCATAGTTAAAATCGAGGGAGACGAGATTTTATCGAATGTGTCGGGGTTGAAGGTAAAGTATACTTATGAGGTAACCGACCCGACGACGTTCTTCCCGAAGTTTGTCGAGGCCCTTGTTGCGAGACTGGCCGCAGAAATGGCTTACGCGGTCACAAGCTCAAGGAGTTTGGCGGACAGTTTATTCACGATTTACTATGAGAAAAAACTCCCCCGGGCCATATCGGCTGATTCACAACAAGGCACTCCGCAGGGAGTGGCGCAGGACGATATTCTGGCTTCAAGAATAAGTGGCGGCGGCTCGCTTATAGGACGGGCAGGGTTTGAGACGTGGTATCCTTGTTATTAAAGGGGATTACCATGAATAAATTAAAAAAAACCTTAGCTCTTTTACTTACAGTAATGCTCGTTTTTTCCTCTGTAGGTGTAGGTTCTGCTGCTAAGGTCACATCTGCAAAAACCAACTTCACGAAAGGGGAATTCTCGCCATTGTTGCTCGGCCGCATTGACATAGCGGCCTACGCTAACGGCGCGAAGAAGATAGAGAACTTCCTCATCCTCAACGCTGGGGGCGCGACCAGACGACCTGGGTCGTACTACGTGGCCGAGGTCAAAACTTCTATATTATCCACCCGCCTGATAGACTTCCAGTTCTCCACAGAGCAGGCCTATATCCTCGAAATGGGGAACCTGTATCTTCGTTTTTACACCCTCCAGGGCCAAGTCCAGAACACCACCCACGCCATAACCGGCGCGAGTCAAGATGATCCATGCGTCATAACTTCGGTGGCTCATCCTTTCCAGAACGGCGACACGGTTGCAATAACTGAGATAGCCGTAGGCAGCATGGTGGAATTAAATGACGATGAATATACGGTAGCCAGCAGAACAGCGGATACCTATGAGTTGGCTGATGAAAATAGTGGTGGCTATGCTGCATATGTAGCCGGATCCGGAGGGATTGCGACGCGGACTGGTGCTTTAGAAATCCCCACGCCCTATACAACAACCCAATTATTCGATGTCCAGTATGCCCAGTCAGCCGATGTCGCCTATATGGTCCACGCAAGCCACGAGGTCATGAAGCTCGAGAGGTTGAGTGCAACATCGTGGAGGCACACGGAAGTTAATTTTGTTAGAGGGCCGTTTATGGATGCGAATATCACCGCTGTCACCATTACACCCACATCGGATGACGGGGCGACTGTCTTAAATTCATCCGCAGGGGATATATTTCACTTTGTTACAGGGGTTGCGGCGGCTGACCAGAAACTTGTGGGAAGCTTATTCAAAGTCAAAGGCGGCGTGGTTAAAATAGCGACAGTCGCTTCTGCCACTCAAGCCACCGGAACTGTCCAAGCCGAACCAGATGGTTCAGCGGGGGCATTAGGCACGGGACCGGGTGCTACGACAGATTGGGCGGAAGGTGCGTGGAGCAATTTTAGGGGATTCCCCACGTCGGTAACATTCCACGAAGGTAGATTGGTGTTTGCCAAAGGTCAAGAAGTTTTTGCGAGTTATAGCCAGAGTTTTGAGAATTTTGCGGCAGGTTCGAACGCAGCAGACGCATTTATATATAAAATAGCAACAGAGCAAGTGAACGCAATAAGATGGATGTCATCTGGACCGAAAGCCCTGCAGGTAGGGACTTCCGGCAGCACGTTCTCATTCAGCTCCGGGGAAGCCGGCATACCAATCACACCTACCGCGATAGTTGTAACCAGGGACACTACATACGGCTCGGCCAAAGTTCTGCCGAAAAGAATAGGAAATTTTGTATATTTCATACAAAGAAATCTGAAAGTCTTAAGGGAGCTGGGATTTGACTTTGACACGGATAGCCAGCAGGCCCTCGACATGACTCTTCTTTCTGACCATATCACCGGTGACGGCATTGTTGACATGGCATACCAGCAGGCCCCGAACGATACCCTGTGGTGCGTCAGGTCGGATGGCCAGATGGCCACCTTAACAAGGCAGATAGACCAGGAAGTCATAGGATGGGCAAGACAAATTTCGGGCAGGGACTCAATAGACGCCGGCAAATACGAGAGCGTAGCGGTTGTCCCGATAGACGAGGGGAACGATGAGGTATGGGTGATTGTAAGACGGTATATAAACGGCGAATATGTGAGATATATTGAATATTTCAAACCGCGGGAATTTGATGATGACCATGACGCCTTTTTTGTGGACTCCGGCTTGACACTCGACGAGCCCAAATCCATAACCAGCATCGTGCCGAAAACTGAAATTGACTATATGGAATATGCCAATAACACAGCAGCTCGACTGGCTTATGTGAGCAGCGATGCTGACTTTTCAATTGATGTATTTAGAGAAACAGATGCTAGGACTAATGAAGGAGAGTATCAATCGAATATAGGGTATAGAGCAGGGACATTATCGCCGTTCTATATGCATATGGGGAGAGATAGCACTGTTTATTATGATAGTTGGGTTCGTTTTGATAATATCACAATTCCTCAAGGTTCTCTAATTGTCTCTGCCCAGATAGTTTTTACTTCCAGTCCTTATACTACTACAGGGACTTGTTATATGAGAATATGGGCAATTGATGAAGACAATACAGCAGATTTAACTACTAATCCATACGGGCGAGATTTAACCACCGCATATACTGATTGGACTGTTGGGGCTTGGTCAAGCGGGGAAAAGGGGCCAGACACAACTACATCAAACTTCAAAACCAGTGTTCAGGAGGTAGTTAACCGTGAGGGTTGGTCAAGCGGTAATGCATTAGGTATAGCCCTTAAGAATAACGGTTCTCCTGCAGGGCAAAATTGGCGTGGGGCTTATGGTAATTATTCAGGAGCAACCTTAGACCCTGAATTAACAATAGTATATATTGAACCGCACTTACAGTGTCATTCCGAAAACACCATTATACAACAAGGCACTCATTCATTAAGGGTAGTAGCAGTAAAAACTGATAGTCTGGACGATACCCTAACGAGAACGCTTGCCTCGACGATAGATTTGTCAGACAAGAATACCATCAAGCTGAAGGTTCGGGCCTCGAGGACGGGAAGCAACTTCAAAATCGGCTTCCATGATGATGGCGGGGTTACCACGGAGCATACGATAAACATTGCGGAAGCAGATGCTTGGCAGACAGAGGAGATAGACATATCCGGGGTAGCGAATGCCGATAAAAATGTCATCAATCAAATAATAATTACAATTTTGAATGCCGATGAGGACAACATTTTTTATGTGGACAACATACATGTTCCACAACTTTCTGTTCTTCCGATTCCATCACCGATCGTAACCATTACCACTTCGGCCGCACATGGCTTCGTTGCCGGAGATATTGTAATCATCCAGGATGTTGTCGGAATGACGGAACTGAACGGCAACCAGTATATAGTAGATTATATAGGTGTTACCAGCTTTAACCTGAACGATTTAAGCGATGTGCCTGTTGACGGCACGGATTTTGCGGATTATGTGTCCGGAGGCGAAGTCAGGAAGATGGTGACAACAATTTCAAGCCTTACTCACTTGGTGGGAGAAATAGTCGCGGTATGCGCAGATGGCGAGGCCCGCCCTGATAACAT